GGCATATCCAACTCTTGTTCCTAGTGATGGTAAGATTGTAAAATGTAGGGTTATAGGTTTTGACCATGATGGTGAAAAAACCAAACGGGCAGAACGTATTTCCAAGCATATGTCTTATCAGGTCCTAGAAGAAATGGAAGATTGGGAAGAGGATATGGATAAACTACTTATCTGTCTTCCAATTGCTGGTACATGTTTTAAAAAGACCTATTGGAATCCTAATAAACAACGTAATTGCTCTATCCTTGTTCTACCTAAGACATTAGTTGTTAATTATTTTTGTCGTAGGCTTGAAGAAGCTGAACGAATCACAGAAGTTCTTACACAAACTAAACGTAAAGTAAAAGAATTACAAAATCAAGGTTTGTATCTTGATGTAAAACTTAGTGATCCTTCTGTTGGTACAGAAGATCCCACTAAATCTATTAATGAAGCATTTCAAAATACAACCTCTGAGGATAATACTACACCTTATATTGTATTAGAACAACATACCTATCTTGATTTAGACCAAGATGGTTATTCAGAACCTTATATTGTTACTGTAGAATTAGATTCTCATAAAGTATTGAGGATTATTCCTCGTTTTAATGGGGATAGTGTTATTGTTGATGAAAAGAGTAAGGTTATTTCTATTGAGGCTACTCAATATTATACAAAATACTCCTTTATTCCCAATCCTGATGGGGGTTTTTATGACCTTGGTTTTGGTAGATTACTTGGACCTCTTAATAATTCTGCTAATACTATTATTAATCAACTTGTAGATGCTGGTTCTTTATCAAATTTACAATCTGGTTTTATTGGTAAAGGTCTTCGCATCAAAATGGGAGAAACTAAGTTTGTTCCCGGTGAATGGAAGGCAGTAAATGCAACAGGGGATGATATTAAGAAGCAAATCTTTGCTTTACCAGTACGAGAACCTAGTGATGTTCTATTCAAACTTCTGGATCTTCTTTTAAAGTCTGGAAAAGAGTTAGCATCAGTAGCTGAAATCTTTGTAGGTAAGATGCCAGGTCAGAATACACCTGCTACTACTACAATGGCTACAATTGAACAGGGTATGAAGGTATTTACTTCTGTTTACAAACGTGTTTATCGTTCATTAGCATCAGAATTTAAGAAAATATACAAACTTAACCGTGAGTATATGAACAATGAAGAGTATATTGCAGTATTAGATGAGCCTGTACAACAGGAAGATTATAAGGGACCAGAAAACGATATTTATCCCGGTGCTGATCCTACCGCTGTTTCTTCACAAGAGAAGCAAGCAAAAATACAAGCTGTAATGCAACTTCTTCAATTAGGTACTATTGATCCAATGGCAGTAACTATGTTATATCTTGAAGCTCATGAGATTCCTAATCCTGAGAAACTAATGAAGCAACCTCAGCCACAACCTGATCCTAAGATGGAAGCAATTAAGGCTAAGGCACAAGTTGATCAACAAAAAGCGCAGATTGATATGCAGGTTGCTCAACATAAAATGCAGTTAGAACAAGCAACAAAGGAACAAGAACTTCAAATGAAGGCTGCACAAGTACAACAAGAATTAGAAGCTAAGAAAATGCAGGCAATTCTTGATGCACAACTTGCACAAGCGACCCAAGGTTCTAAGATGCAGATGGAACAACAAGCAGCACAAGCTAAGATGGGACAGCAAGCACAGCAGTCCAAACTTAATATGGTAACTCAAGAAATGAGTCACCAACAAACTATGCAGCAACAAGCTGAACAACATAAACAACAACAGAAACAAACTCCAAAGGGGACTACTAAGAAATGACAATTAAGATTAAAGTAGAGTTAACTATTAAAGATAAAACAGTTGAACTAACTTTTGAAGAAGCAAAAATACTTTTCCAGCAATTAAAACCTTTATTTGATAAAGAGTCTTATTTTAAAGTTCCAGATGATCTTAGGGGATTTAAAGAATATCATTCAGATTGGTATAAACCCACTTATAAGTCTCCAGGTTTTCTTATGAATACTAACTCTGTAGGTCAGGTACTTTAATATGATTGAAATTACAAAAGCGGATTTCGATGATTGGAAATCCAGTAAAGTTACTAAAGCTTTCTTTCAAGCTGCCGAAGAAAGGGTAGAAGATTGTAAAGATATGTTAGCAGGTAGTGCTGGTGTTGATACCCTACAAGATAGGTTTCTTGTGGGAATGATTCAAGCCTACCGTGAAATGCAAGATTTTAGGGTTGTTGAATTTTGATTACCTTGCTTTTACACCACATTCTAATTGATCCTGATAAGAAGGAAACAGTATCCCCAGGAGGTATTGTAATCCCAGATCAGATTCTAGAGAAAGAACGTAAAGCTGTTGAATATGGAACTGTCCTACAAGTAGGTCCAACTGCATATACAGATTATGGCCGTGATCCTAGTATAATTAAAGTTGGTGATAAGGTTTCATTTAATAGGTATTCAGGAAAAGAAATTACTGATCTTGATGAAAAGAAATATTTAATTGTTAATGATTCAGATGTTCTCTGTATCTTAAATTAAGGATAAAAAATGGATGAAGACATTCAATCTGTAGTAGATACAGAAGCAGTTGTAGAACAAAGTGTAGATACTTATGAAGAACAAGCTCGTGAACAAGGATGGAAACCCAAGGAAGAATATCAAGGTGATCCTTCTAAATGGCGTCCTGCTAAAGAGTTTGTAGATCGTGGGGAATTGTTCTCTAAGATTGATACTATGGGCAAAGAACTTAAAGAGACTAAGAAAGCTCTTGCTATGCTCCAAGAACATCATTCTAAAGTAAGGGCAACAGAATATAACAAAGCACTATTAGAATTAAAAACACTTCAAAAGAAACATCTAGAAGAAGGTAATTCAGATGGTTATCTAGAGACTACAGAATTACTTACAGATTTAAAAGCTGAACAAAAAGCTAGGGAAGTTGTAAAAGAAGTTACACCTCCTCAACAAGATCCACGATTTATTTCCTGGTTAGGAGATAATAAGTGGTATCAAAAAGAAGTTGAGATGCGTGAATTTGCTGATTCGATCGGTATGGGATATGCACAAACACATCCTAACCAAGATCCAGAAGAAGTGTTACAGTATGTAACAGTCCAAGTTAAGAAGAGATTTCCAGATAAGTTTGTAAATCCCAATCGTAATAAACCTGGTGCTGTTGGTACTTCTGATACTAGTGGTGAAAGTCGAGGTTCTTTTCAATTAACAGAAGATGAACGTCGTGTTATGAATACATTTGTTCGGACAGGTATTATGTCAAAAGAAGAATACATTGCCGAAGTTAAGAAAACTAGAGGAGTCTGAGATGACCGCAAAAGAAACCATTAAACGAGTAGTTCGTCGCGCTTTGTCACAACAAGGTCCACAATCAATTGTCGGGGATAAAGATCCCAATTTTCACTATAGGTTTGTGAATGATGTTGGTAGTAGGGTCTATAATTTTCAACAAGCTGGCTATGAGCTTGTAACTGACGATAATCTTGTCGTTGGTGATTCTCGTGTTTCGGATGCGTCTAATCTTGGATCTGCCCATCGTGTAGTTGGTGATGGTGGAACTGTTTCAGTACTTATGAAAATAAAGAAAGAATGGTTTGAAGAAGATCAAGCTAAAAAAGCTGCTCATGTGGATGAGCAAGAAAAGGCCATGAAACAAGATGCTTCTAGGGAATTTACTGGAACTTTAAAAATTTCATAATTCCATAGAAGTTTTTATAACTTTATGGAGATTTTATGGCTAATACGTCTAAAATTAACGGTTTTAAACCAGTAAAGCATATTACTGGTGCGCCCTATAATGGGCAAATGAACATCTACGAGGTTCCCTCCACTGAGGCAGTCCCTGTCTTCATTGGAGATCTTGTAAAACTTTCTGATCAACCTGCTACGTCGTTTTATCCGGCAGTTGAAGCTGTAGTTGGTGCTTCCGCACAGATCGCTGCTGGTCCTATTCTTGGGGCTGTGGTTGGTATTGTGAATGTTAAGCAAGATCCTATTACTGGTGTTATGTCCGGTGGTAGTATCGCTCTTGACACTCCTGTGTATCGTCCTGCTTCTACCAAGCAATTTGTTCTTGTTGCTGATTCGCCGGATCTGATCTTTGAAGCTGAAGCTGACGCTTCTGTTGCTCTTGCTTCTATTGGTCTTAACGTAGGTGTTGGTGCTTCGGCGCATACCAACCCACTGCTAACTGGTACTTCTCCGATGTATGTCTATTCGACTACTGCCCCGGATACTACCTCAACTCGTCCTTTACAAATTGTTGGTCTCGTTAATCGTCCTGATAACGAAGTGGGCGCTAATAGTAAAGTCTATGTTCGCATTAACGTCCATACGTATGGTAGCGTTGGTGTGGCTGGCGTCTAATTGAAAGGATAAGATATGTCTGGTGTTATTACTTCTAGTAGCTTTGCAAAACTGCTTTGGCCTGGTCTGAATGCAATTTATGGTAAAGAATATAATGATTATGCTGTAGAATGGGATAAGCTTTTTGAGAAAAATACTTCTGATAAAGCTTATGAAGAAGATCTTGGACTGAGTTCCTTTGGTCTTGCTGTTGTTAAACCGGAAGGTTCGCCGATCTCTTATGATACAGAACGTCAAGGTTTCACGTCACGTTACAACCATGTTGTGTATGCACTTGGTTTTATCATCACTCGTGAGATCTATGAAGATGATCTGTATGGTAAGGTTGGCGCACAGAAGGCTAAAGCTCTTGCACGTTCGCTTCGTCAAACTAAGGAACTTGTAGCGGCTAACATCTATAACCGTGCTTTTACTGCTGGTTATACTGGTGGTGATGGTATTGTTCTTTGTTCTACTGCTCACCTTAATGTGGCTGGTGGTACGTATAGTAACAAGATTGCTACTGATGCTGATTTGAGTGAAGCTGCTCTTGAACAAGCTGTTATTGATATTGCTGGTTATCGTGATGATCGTGGTCTTCTGATTGCGGCTAAACCTGAGAAACTGGTTATTCCTTATCAACTGCAATTTGAAGCAAAGCGTATTCTTAATGCTGATGGCCGTGTTGGTACTGATCTTAATGATCCGAACGTACTCAAGCAATCGAGTATCTTTAACCAAGTTATTGTTAACCACTATCTTAATAGTACTGGTAATGATGACTGGTTCATTCTTACTAATGTTAAGGATGGTCTGAAGTACTTTGAACGTCGTGGTGATCAGTTTGAAATGGATAATGACTTTGATACTGAGAATGCTAAGTTCAAAGCAACTGCTCGTTATTCTTTTGGTTGGTCAGACCCGCGAGCGATTTACGGTTCGCAAGGCGCCTAATAATTAACAACATACAGGGGCTTGTCCCCTGTATTTTAAGAAAGGAATTATTATGCCTCAACCGAATTTAGGTCCAGCCGGGGTAACTGTACAAACTCCACCTTCTTTAGAAATTTATCAGAAAGTGGCACAATTGGATACCAGTGCAGGCGATGCTACAGGTTTCTTAGCGTTTGTTTTACCTAAGGGTTGTATTCCTGCTTCTATTTTTGTTGCTTCTAGTGGTGCTAATGTTGCACAAACTATCAACTTAGGTAGTACATTAGGAGGTACTCAATTAGTAAATGCTGTTACTTGTAATGGTGCTCAGTTTGCTACAGTTGGTACTGCTGTAGGTGCTCTATTTGGTACTTTACTTACTGCGGATACGCCTATTTATGCTAAAGCTTCAGCACAACTTACAAACCCAGTTAAAATAATTGTGCGTTATTACTTTCCCCAACAGGGAAGGACTTGGTAACAACCCAAAGATGGGATTAGGATTAATACTCTTAATCCCATTTTTTACTTTTAAGGTTTATATATGACTCCACAAGTTATTAGTTTAAGTGCAGCAGGATCTACAGCATGGATACCTGTAGATTATGTACAAAATCCATATAATATTAATATAGCAATTGTAGTATCAAATACACCTAATTTAACCTGTAAAGTTGAATACACCTTAGATGATATTTTCAATCCTGCTATTACACCCACAGCTTTTACACATAGTACCTTAACAGGTTTAACTTCAAATACTACAGGAAATATTACATCCCCTGTTAGAGCTATTCGTTTAACTGTTACTGCTTGGACTTCTGGTACAGCTACAATGACTGCCTTACAAGGTGTAGTTAATCCTGTGATTTATACAGATCAAGGAACAGTCTTAGGTCCAGTAGCAAATCAAGTTGCTGTAGTTGGAACACCTTTTGTTATTCCCGCCGGAGATGGAGCAGCAGTCGGATTACAATTTACAAATAATCTTGGTGCATTTACATTAAGTGCAGCAATTATTACTAATCTATGGAATGCACTTAAAGGATGCTGGATTTATCTCCAAGCAAACTTCGGTGCGCAAACTTATCCTGCTGGATGGTATTGGGCAGTATTTACTGGTGATACTGCTGGAACTCTTTATATGAATACATATACATCAGGAACTCCTATACGTCCAACATCCCCTACGTCTTTCCCTGTAAATTTAAATGGTTGGTATAGTACTACAACATCAGAGGTTACAGGTCCTGATGGGTTTGTTTTACCAGGTGGCAGCATGGGATTAAGTGGATCGTTAAAAACGTATTGGTCTCTGGCTGGAAATGCTATTAGTACAAAATCGTTTTTTGGGATCATCGGTGGCACGAAAGTCATACAAGCCAACACAACGACTTCTCCGGTTGCTGAAATGCTAACTACGATGCGTAATACTGGCACAGCTCAAGAGCAAATCAATACCAGATCGCCTGGCACGGCACCTATTGGTGTTGCGGCTGCCGCATCTGCAACGGTCTCCTCCGCAGTTTTCCAATTTACTACAATCGACACAAACGTAGATAATACTCTATCTATCAGTTTGAAACTACAGGCCACTGACGCGTGTATTGTACTATTACACGCCAACATCATTTGCACCTACGGAGAATAAATAATGGCTAAATTGACTTTTACAGGACCAACTCGTGAGGCTAATGCTGAATCAGCACGCGCTGCTGCTGTTCTTGCTGGTGATGCTGTTCATGTACATGTAATTCCTGCTGAGAAAATTATCTACGTTTATACTGCATCTGACGTTCCATCCTTTGATCCTCGTCCTACTGTTAGTAAATGGCAGTTTGTACAAGCCTGTGCAGATGCTGGTATTACAGAGACACAAATAGAGACTGCTGTTGCATTACTTACTAATAAGAGGCAACGATTCTGGAAACACACTCAAATTATTGATAGAGATAATCCATTCTCATCTAATTTGCGAACAAACCTAATTCCAGTTCCAACACCTACACAATGGAATGCTATTTTCTTAGCTGCTTCTATACTAGATCCTTTGTTAGTTTAAAAAGTGAATAGAAACCATTATGAATCTGGTGGATGGAATCTAATATGTGATGTATGTTCTATAAAGTATAAAGCAAAAAAAGCTAAACAAAGATGGGATGGTTTTATTGTTTGTCCTAATTGTTATGAACAAAGACATCCACAAGATTTTGTAAAATCCAGACAAGATAAAATAACAGTACCATATA